ACAAACATTTACTTGGTCTGAAGTTTCAGCAAAGCAAACTGAACTACAAGCTGACTATGATGCTAAACAATATCAAAGAGATAGAGCCGAACAATACAAATCAATCACAGACCAATTAGACATGATGTATTGGGATAATGTAAATGGCACTACTACTTGGAAAGACCACATAGCACAAGTCAAAGCTGATAATCCTAAAGAATAATGAAATATGTACTGATACTGTATGTATGCAGTTTCTTAGATGTAAACAAACCGCATTGTACAGACAGTCATGTTTTAGATAAAGAGTTTAGTAAATATTCTGATTGCATTATGCAAGGATATATCTCAGCTCACAACACACTTAAAACTTTATACTCAGATAGATTGGAAGATGAGAAACTTGCAATCAGATTTTTATGTAAGGATATAACTACAAATGCCTAGAAAAAAGAAAACAGATGAATTGGTACAAGCATCCCTAGGTCATAGAATATCTAAGCATGAAGCTATCTGTGCTGAAAGAATGAAAACATTATTCAAAGCAATAGATGAGATGCGTAAAGATATAAAAGAACTAAGACAAGACATGAACAAAGGAAAGGGAGCTGTAAATTTATTAATATTTTTAGCAGGTCTAATTGCAGCTATTGTTGGTTTTTTTAAATGGAATGGCTAGACGTAAGAAAGCAGTTGCCGGACTTATCAATGAGCTTTCAGCACAACTTAACTTTGCCAAAGACCCCAATATACTTGTATTTACACCCCTTGGAGGACTTGGACCAGTAGATATTGTGACTTTAAATATGACTACAGGTGAGTATACTGCGTATGATGTCAAAAGTAAAAATTATAGAAAGAAAGATTATGTCCCCAAAGATGGATATAAAAGAAATAGTACAGGAAGTCTTATTCGTAGGCATGCAACTAAGGAACAAAAGAAACTAAAGGTAAAAATTATTTATGCAACTATCTAAACATTTTAAACTAGAAGAATTTACAAAGTCAATGACCGCAACTCGTAAAGGTATAGACAATACACCGGGATCTGGTGATATTAAAAACCTTGAAAATGTTTGCTATGAAATATTAGAACCAGCAAGAGCTAAGTTTGACAAACCAATAACTGTAACCTCTGGTTATAGATCAGAAGAACTATGTGAAGCAATAGGATCTAAAAAAACTTCGCAGCATGCTAAAGGTCAGGCAGTGGATTTTGAGATTGCCGGCATACCTAATATTCAAATAGCATACTGGTTACAAAACAACGTAGACTTTGACCAGCTCATCCTTGAGTTTTATAATCCTGATGACCCTGCAGGTGGTTGGGTTCATGTTAGTTACAACGAAAAAGGATCGAATAGAAAACAAGTATTAACTTATGATGGTAAGAAGTATACTAATGGCTTGCCGGAAATGAAGTGGAAAGATGGTAAGGTAGCAGGATGATTCAATTCTTAGGTTTATTAAAAAATCCTTTTGTAAAAATTATTGCAGAGAAAACTGTTGGCGCAATCACGCACAAACTAGAGAAAGATAAAATTATAAAAGCAAAAGAAATAGAAGCTGCATCTAAACTTGATGTTGCTAAAGTTGGTGTACAATTAGAACAAGTTAGACAACAAGAAACCTCATGGAAGGATGAATATTTAGTCGTCTTTTATACTTTAATTTTTGGTTTACATTTCCTACCTTGGACACAACCTTGGTGTGATAGAGCTTGGGATGCGCTAGGTAAAGCTGATCCTATGTTTTGGTATATAATTTTAACTATTGTTGGAGCATCATTTGGTGTAACCACAATGAACAAGATAAAGAAGAAATGACACTATCAGCTTTCGATATAGGTATGGTTAAGAACTACAATGAACCTAAATATCTATTGCACTTTCAATGGAATGATGGCACAGAAAAAATATATAGATATGCTTTAGTTGAAACTATGAGCCAATCAGAAATCAATCATAGAACTAAACAAAAAAAAGACGAAACAAACTTAACACAGAAAGAGATATGGTTAAAAAAATATTCGTACAACAATACAGCAAAAAGGTAAAACACTTATCGCAACAAGGTTATGGCAAAAAAAAAGTTCAATCTCGAAAAGCTAGAACACGTCAGAATAGCAAAAAAAACTAGCATTGGCAGACGACCAAAAATGAGTAGTATGAACAAGCATAAGAAAAGATCATGGAAAGCTAAGAACAGAGGTGGAATGTGATAGATAAATTAATTTATAAATTTTTAGATTGGATTGATAGTTGGACCAGTTGGATTGATGACATGTTTTTTAAAGACGAGAAGAGAAAAAAAGATGAGCATGATCCAGAATTTTTGGATGATATAGATGAAGATAAGTGAGAATACATCTGTTGCTATGCCAATTAAAAATATGGTTGGTATTATTGTTGGTGTTGCTATGGGTATCTTTGCCTACACAGAGATTACTGCCAGACTAACTTCACTTGAAACATCAAGAGAACTAATGACAGCAGATTTATTAAAGAAGAGTGAACAAACTACAGTAGATAAAGAACAATTTTTATTATTGGAAGATATTTACGAAACTGTAGAGAAGCATCAAGAACTATTAGATAAAAATATTCACAACCAAGTTATGTTGCAGCATATTGAAAAACAATTACAAAAAGCATTAAATGATATAGAAGGGTTAAAAGATTCTAACAGAGAGATGAAGTATACAAATGGAACAGGTCATTAACACAGTGGTAGCTCTTTGCATGTTTATTGCAGGTGAATTGAAAGAGCATAGAATACAGGAGAAGATGTCGGACTGCCTTAAAGGTAAGCGTGAGGCTGAGAGAAGTGCTAATGAAACTATTGAATACAAATGCGGAAAGGTACAAGCTATCTTAGAAGATAATATAGATGGTAGTAAATCAATTAAAAAAATAGTAGAATAAATTATGGCAAAGACACCACTATGGCAGAGAAAAGCAGGAAAGAATCCTAAAGGTGGATTAAATGCTAAAGGTAGAAGAGCTTACAACAGAGCTACTGGCGGCAATCTAAAAGCACCAAGTAAAAAGGTAGGCAACAAAAGGCGTGCCTCATTCTGCGCAAGGATGAAAGGTATGAAGAAGAAACTTACTTCAGCTAAAACAGCAAGAGATCCTAATAGTAGAATTAACAAAGCACTTCGTGCTTGGAATTGTTAATGAAGCGTAAGACTTGGAATAAAGCTAAGAACAAAACATTCATTTGTGGTTATTGTGATTGGTGCGAAAAAGAACTATTGAGTGATGAAGGTGGATGGATTATAAATTTAGAGCGCAAATATTTTTGTCATAATGGTAAAGATGAATTGTGTTTTGATAAATACATAAACTATAAAAAGGAGAAACAATATGCCAATGGTAGGAAAAAAGAAGTTCAGCTACACAAAAGCTGGTAAGAAAAAAGCAAAAGCATACGCTAAGAAAAAAGGTATGAAGATGAAGAAAGCGAAAGGTTACTAATGCCGGGAAAAAAATATTCAGCTAAACAAAAAAAGATTGCTAGAGTTGCAGGTAATCCAAACAAGTTAGAAGCTGCTGACTTTAAAAAACTTAGAATGAGTAAGAAAAAAAATGGCAAAAAGAAAAAGTACAGTTAATAAAGCAGGCAACTATACTAAGCCGGGTCTAAGAAAAAGATTGTTTCAAAGGATCAAAGCAAGTAATGTGCAAGGCACTGCGGCTGGCAAATGGTCTGCTCGTAAGGCACAGTTGTTAGCTAAAAGATATAAAGCTGCTGGTGGCGGGTATAGATAATGGCACTAGCAAAATCACAAAGAAGTTTAAAAGCGTGGGGGAAACAGAAATGGCGAACAAAATCTGGAAAAAAATCATCGGTTACTGGAGAGCGTTATCTTCCAAGTGCAGCGATCAAAAGTTTATCTGCTTCAGAATATGCAAGAACTACTGCTGCAAAGAGAAGAGCTAAACGTAAAGGCAAACAGCACAGCAAACAACCTAAATCTATTGCTGCAAAGGTAAGAAGATTTAGACAGTTTTCTTAATTTAAGAAACAATTATTCTTTTAATAATTAAATAACAGACAGCACAATAATATATTTTGTTCTCTACAATAACTGCATCCTTTTTGCATTTAGAGCATTTGTGCATTACTTAATTAAATCTAAATACTCATTCCAAATAGTTTGTTCTGGACTCCAAAATCTTTCCTTGTTAGCTTTCATTTGAATTGAGTGTAATACTGTAGTGTGGTCCTGTCCAAAGTACCTACCAATATTTGTTAGGTTCATATTATATTTATCATTTAAAATATTGTGTATGATATTCCTTGCACGAACTACATCTTGAGTTCTGCATTTACCCAATAAAGTTTTTTTATGTACTTCATATTTAATACACACTCTATTAATTACAGAGTCTACGATCTGCTGACTTACCTTGCCAAACTGATAGTTGATAATTTTTCTTGGCTTGTAATCCTTTCTTTTTTTAATATGATTGTGCGCTAATTTATAACCATTCTTAAAAGCATTTTTATAAATTATTTTTTCTCTCTTAGATAAGTTAGAATATTGACTAGCTTTCATAGCTAATCTAATCTCTTTGAAGATTTGTCTTTGCTTTGAAGTCATTAATCCCCTACAGCCTTTCTTTGTTTTTTTTAATTTGAACTAACTTTTAAGAGTTAGCTCTTTTAGCTTCTGCGTTTTCTATCTTTACAATCTTGCTAAAGTGTTTTGGAATTCTTTTGAAAGCCAAATAACTTTCTAAACACTGACCATTTTCTTCATGCTTTAGGATCAGTTTAAACTCCTTCTTCAGCTTGTCGTATTGACGAACTTTGCTGTTGCTCTTCATCCTTCTCCTTTTTTACTTTTGTAAAATCTAATTTTAAATTTTCGATTTTACATTCTACATACTCACCCTGTGCGTTGGGGTCTGCAGCTTTCTTCACATCATCAAATCTTTCGACCAGTACAAAACTTGCCTCGCCAGATTTAATTCGTATATATTTAGTCATTTAATCCTTTTTGTCTATACTTAATTTATGTAGTTCTTTAGCCATTTTTGAGTATATCTCAAGGTCATCATAGTTATCTGCTTTGTATTTTCTTGTTGCTCTATATAATTTTAAACCCATCATAAGCTGACCTACTTGGTATGGTTCTATATCATCTTTTAATTTGTCGTGCAGTATAACATTGAATATGACAGAGATTAGCCTAAAGTTTTCCTTAAAGTCGCCATAATCCTCTTGCCGATCTTCCATGATCTTTTTTAAAATCTTATCTGATAAATCTATTGTCGTCATAGTTAGGGGATGAGGCAGGGAAAACAACTAAAGATGGCTGAAAGGGAAGCCTGATAAAAACCCTACCTCATCGAAAGGTATCTATAAATAATTAATACCTAATATCTTCTACCATAAGAACCCTGTTTTGCATAATCCTTTTTGGGTGCAAAACTTG